ACTTTCTCATCTTGGAGGTAATCATCGATGCAATCTTGCATACGATCTTTGCGCTGTCTCTCATACTCTTTACTCCAGTAATCATCGGGAACTTGAATGTCAGGGCGTCCTTCAATAGTCATCAGTGAAATTCCTCATTACGGCAACGATCAAGATATTCTAGCACTTGGGAGCGCCATTCCATCAACTCATGGTAACATTTCTGATTGTGAGCACACTGGCGCAGTGCTGGGTCTGGTTTGAGAACACTCTCATAAAACAGACCAAGGGCATCGCGGCGTTTCTCGTGCTTTTGTTGATCCATGGTTGACTGTCGAACTAATAGTATTTTAGATTGTTTTGTGTGGGTTTCTGTATAACCTCACACTATCTTAATATTGTTCCCCATCTCGTGCTTTGGCAGGAGCGTGGGCAACGTCAACAAATGCCATCGCTAGTTCAGAGAATGCGTTGGGTATCACCACAATACAGAGACCCGAAACAGCGACGCCAAAACAAATTTTCCAGAAGTAGTCCATGGGACTAAGCGGTTTACCTTGTAAGTGTAGCATAAAAGGAGATTCTGCTGAATGGGGTGTGCCAGTTATCAAAGCGCACCACCACCCCCACCAGAAACTGTTACAGTTATATTACTATCGTTCATTCCATATGTACCTGTAGGAACAACATTGAAAGCGATACTACACCTAGGTTTTCTTGATTTGTGTGGCAATATAACATGATGAACAAAAGAAGGAAACAAAACTATATCGCCTTTATTTGGTTCAAAGATATATTGATTTGAACCAGGACTAACACCATCATTTACACTTCTATTGCCATCATGCCATCGCCAGGGCATTGGATGCCTGAACAATATAGGAGAAGGATTCTCAGTAATGTAAAGAACACCACTGTAGAATGAATTTGTGTGAGAATGATCGTATCCATGTCTATAATTCGACTCTGTATATGTCATCCAACTAGAAAATATACAGAACTTATAATATCCAAAATTATTCATTACTTCTTTAGTAATTTCATGTATTGGATCATATAGAAAACTAAACTGTGTATTAAGAACACTGTTATCAACACTCATTGCACCAAAGTATGGTGTATTAGCAATGGCATTTTGACATTGTTCATCATCCAGTTCTATTTTATTATAATAAAATGGACATGCAAATTTGTCTTGCCTATCATTCATCATCGTCCACTCGATCAACAGATGCAATATCACACACTGGCACTTCATGCTCATTAGCAATCAAATACCACGGCATCATTTGACCATGATACTCTGGATGTGCTTGATAAGAAGTAGGATAGATACGATCACCCAGATACTTTACTTCGGTTTCGGGAATATTGTGATCGCGTAACATTGCTTGTAGCTGCAAGTGTGTCAACTCGGGTTGCGTAGGTACTTTCATTGTTTCTCCATTGTTTACGAAGTTGTTGGTATTCAGTGTCATATGCAGCAAGATCTCGTTTTACTTTGAAGACTGCTGCTGCTCTTGACTTTTCGTTATTAAGAGCATCCCGTTCCTGCGGAAGTATATTCCCAGTTGATGCATATTTTCGTCCCGAAGAATGATTGGCATACCTTCGGGCGCGAGTGAAACCCATTTCAAGGAATTTCCTGGCCATGTCCATACCAACAAAATCCTTTTGCCGTCTGTACGTACAGAACATTTCGTATATTTTGTTAGAAGAGACAATAGCAGTTTCTTCATCTACGAACCGCCAATGAGCGCATATGTCGTTAGTGTAAGGGCGTACCAGTAGCACTCCTTGCTCTCCCCTTCCAATACGATAAAGTTTGCGAGTCTCTGTGTCTGTGAAGTCAAGGTCCTCATAAGGGAGTTCATAACAAAATTCAAGCATTCTTAATATTGAAGGAGATGATTACTCTGGGTAAGTCAGATTGCACCACATTACATTGGTGCATCAGAGCAGATGGGAAGAAGACAATATCTCCTTCACTGACCTGAGGAACATACTCTATCACATCACCTTCAATAAAGTCAAGGTATGGAGCGAAGAATGACGTTGGTTGGTGGTCACTTTCTAAACTGGCATAAAAGATAGCACTATACCCCAGTGCTCCATGATTATGTAAAGGATGCAAACATCCACGACTGTACTTCTGTGCCCAACAATTACTTATAGTAAACTTGTTTGGATATATTCCATTGAATTCATCTAGTGCTGGTGAAATAATCTCAAAGAATTTAGAAGCATATGTTGGTTGAATACCATTTCGATGAAACTTGAAGTAATCAGTCTCATGAAATTCTTCTTTATCCAATTCCATCAGCGACAGAATCTCTTCTTTATGATCAGACCAATTCTCTATACTATATGCAAAAATAGGTACACTGAAGGCAATATTATGCCTCATCTGGTCTGTTCTTACCGCGTCTAAGTCTCTGATTTTCATACAAAGTTACACCATCATTACTAACAATAGCAACATTATACCAGAAAGGATCATTTTCTACACCATCTGGTAGTTCATCTCTACGAGGAAAATAGTCAGTCACAAAATCAATTGCTACATCGTAGTTCCTAAACTCAATGTATCCATAGTAGTGTGTCTGCATTAGTGAAAGTAACTGTACAGGAACATCTTCATTGAATTGATAATGTTCAATAACTGATGTTTTCACAGTATCGTCAGAAGATTGCAATCTTGAATTACCCCAGTAAACAAGAACACCATCAACACCAGCAGCATCTGCTATAATTTGGTCCCAATCTTTTTCTTCATCAAATGTCTGTAGGTTTTTCACTAGTATCCTCCAACTTCTTTAATTTATATGCAGCAGTAATTCTAATACCATAAAATTCTCGTGTTACATCTTCTGCCCAATGCAACAATTTAGATGGAAATAACACAGCAGAGAATGGTTTTGGGAATACTACATCAAATTTACCATCATCCTGAACAAATACTGTCTTTCCTCCCCATTGCAAGTCCCAGTGTGGATTACAATAGATCAAAAACGTATAATCAGCATCATCTTTATGTGGAGCACCATCGAGACCTCTAGTATATCCATTCAAGTAATAATCTAAAATCTCAAACTCAAATGGTAATAGAGTTTTCATTCTTTCTGGTATCACTTTTGCAAACATAGAAACACCTCGAACATCCATCTTCCAAAACTTCTTGAACGGTGTTGCTACATCACTAGAAGCGCCAAACAACCATCTTGGACGACTTGCTATTTTTTCTATTTCATGTACATCAGATACTTTCAATACATTTTCATATACTTTGATATCCGTCAATAATGGTTCAGTCATGTCAATTTCTCAAAACACTACTTCTTCTAATCAATCCCATTCTAATATGATCTAATTTGACAGTATCTTCCCTGGTCAAATTATCACATATATTATAATAAAATTCATTTAGATCGGCAAGATAATATCTCATTGTTTGATCATGTATTGAACTTTCACACCAGAATGTAATGCATTTTCTCACTCCATGCGTGATAGGTCTAACACCATGAATATATTCAGTAGGATACATTAATAGTTTTCCTGGTTCTAATCTAGATTCCACTACATTATCACCAAATTTTACATAATGCTCACCGCCTTCATAATCATCATTCAAATTGATCACACATGTAAAATCAGTTCTACATCCCCACATATCAAATGCATCAACGTGATCTGAATAATGTTGACCTTCTCCATATCTCAACATCATACAAGGAGATGCTTTATTCAGTATATGAATATCAGTAACAGTAGATTCACGAAGAATTTTTGCAATACCAGAATTGACCATCTTATTGATGTCAATATCTTCTTGCTGATGATTGTTTTTTACTTCTTTGTCTTTTGGTCCTGATATTGCACCATCAACAAATTTTCCAGCATCAAACAAACTCAGCATTTGTCTCAGTTGATTTCTATCTAAGAAATCAAATGTATATGTTCTCATTCTAATACTTCTCTCAAAGATCTTATATAATTTTGTACAGCATCTTTATACATTGTTTCCAAAGTTGGCATTGGAGCACAAATATTCATAACATTATCAAAACTAATCAAAAAAGATGTGTCAATGGAGAAAAACTTCCATGGTACTAAAGAAACAGGAACTCTATCACTATCAGCAGTTGGATCTCTTTTTATAATTCTAAAAGGGTAAATCATATTATAACATACCTTTATTTTTTCACCATTGACCTCTTCATAATAATCTTGAAGATTAGCAATCACCTCTTCACCACTGACCAAAGTGATGATGATTATATTAAGTTTGGTTTCCATAATTATACATTATTTGCTTGAATTTTAGCGAGTACGTAGTCTAGTTCATCCTGTTCTGTTTCAAATTCAGGATATGGAGCAAAGATAAGATCAGGGTTCTTGATTTTATAGTTAGAAGCGATTGTCATTACAATTCTTTTAGCATATTCACTGTATGTTGTAGCAGTAAAATTGCCAAACTGATCTTCGGTCATCAAATACTCTTTATCCTGATTCCCCTCTCTCAAAACAAATGTAGTCTTGAAATACGTTGGATTGATTGGGAACATAACTTCATCAGCATCCTGTCCAACATGAACACTAGGAAGATCTCTGAGTTTTGATCGATAAAGTGTCCACATTGCCTTTGTTTCATCATCAATAGCAGCATCTGCAACTTGAGTCCAATCACTATCATCAAGTAAGAAGTTCCTAATCATTCTGATACCTTCCCAAGAAACTTTATTCCACCTACCATACTCATTAAATAACTTTTCTTGAATAGTTTCTTGACTTGAATCAACATATGAAAAATACTGTTCAGTTAGTTGTTCTACAAGTTGATCCACTTCTTGTTGAGTTGGTTCTCTCCAAGAATAAGTTCTCCACTTTCTTTCTCCTGTAGCACGATCATAGACATATTTTTTCTTCTCAATGTCATGACTACCATCACTGAAATAATTTACAGTAATTAGACGATCTTTATCAGAAGACCAAAATGGATATAAAACTGGTTGAATATTTTCATTCCACCAGTCTTCATCAATAAATTGTGAATTACCATCTTTGATAATAAATCGCTCAAGTGCATTGAGCTGCAATGTGATACGAACGTCTGCCATTTTGATTACGGGAGTTTTATGAACCAGCCTGTCGCAATATATTTATCATGGGTGAATACAGTGTTGCCACGATGAACATGTGTCATACCAGCAGGCCATATTAGAACAGTTCCTGTTTTTGGTCTATATCTTTTCTTTTGATACAAAAACTCTGTCTCCGCCTCTCCTTCTGGCATGTCATTCAAATATACCATCCATGCCAACTCTCTATTTGCTGCTCTAAAACTAGAGTTTTCATAATGCCATGTGTGATAACCACCACCAGGAGGAGTTCTTTGTATTTTGATGCCAACAGAATTCATATTTACTCTACTTATATGATCATATTCTGTTTTATAGTTCTCAAAAGCAGCATTCAAATACTTATTAAAATGCATTGCAGTTCCCATATCAATGTCGTCAAGCATTAGAGAAACATCATGCCTTGCTAATTTTGCTGTTGGCATCTGATCCTTACCATATTGAACAAGGTAAGGATTAGTTTCTATCCATTTCTCAAAATTACTAACAATAAGAGAACAAATTTCATGGTGAACTAATCTTTCATAGACACCAATGAAATCTTCATATTTTGAATTTACTCTGCTTGGATCTATAATACAATCAGTTTCACTTGCGGCTAGCATATCAATAAGCGCGAATCAAATACTTTACTCTATGATAGCGTGTTAGAAGAGGAATGTCAATCTCTGGTTGCAATGCTGATGTCACATTTAGTTTTACAGCAGAAGATAAAGTAAATAATCCTTCATTGACATCGATGCCAGCAGATGTCAATGGATCACCTTGTGGTTCAATTCTTTCAACAATTTGTTCAATTCCCAAATCTGCCTTTGCTGTTGGATATGTAACAATTTGCTGTTCTGTCTCATCATATATGAATTTTACTTGATGAATACCATAATTATCATTACCAGCATTACCAGAAGATGCTCTTGTTTGTCTTATTTCAAGAATTAAATTACTTACCTGATAATCAGAATCTAAATCTAGAGTAACATCTGTCCAATTGCTATGATTTCCAGCACTACTAATAGTTCCAATCTTTGTAAAACTAGATGCATTATCATTACTAGCAAATAACTCTAGTGGCTCATTTGGTGTCTCTCCACCGTTACTACCATTTCCAGTAATAACTTGTATTATAATTTGTATAATGGGAGAGTTTTTAGAATTATCTTCAGATGCATCAATTTGAATTGTTCTTGCATATCTTACTTGTTCTGATCCTTCGAATCTCAAATATTGTTCATCATTTGGAGAATCGAATCCAGCAGTTCCAGTTCCAGTTCCAGAAGGAGCATAGTCAACACCATCACTAGCTGAAGCAAACAAACCAGAAGTGCTAGAAGTTGTTGTGCCACCATCAGTAGCAGATGTTACTAGATAACCAACTTGTATTGCACCATCTTGACCACCATTATTACCACCAGATCCAACTACAGCTGTTCCAGATCCAACATTTGTCATACCAGTGAGTGACCAATAGAAAAATGCACCAGATCCACCACCGCCACCACCAGAGCCATAATAAGTTTGGTTTTCTACAGCGGTAAATACAACACTACCATTATTACCATTTACTACCGTATTTGCTTGTCCTGCAGCTGCATTTCCAGCACCACCAGAATCTATTAGAGTTGCTGTAGGACCAGTGCCGCTAGATTTAATTGAAGATTGTCCTCTTTGTCCACCATATCCAGATCTACGGGCGTTAGAACCGTTTCCACCTCCACCGCCACCACCGATGCCAGCACCTACACCAACGCCGCCGCCACCGCCGCCACCGCCGCCTCCAGAGCAGACAGAATTAGTTCCTGTTCCCCCACCATTACCAAAAATATCACCAAGTTGTTGAACACCATCATTAGAGGCATTTGTTGTGCCATTTATACCAGCGTTTCCTCCAGTATTACCGCCGCCGCCACCGCCGCCGCCTCCTGCTGCGCCAATAAACATAGTTGATGACGTACCAACAGCAGAAGCAGCACCACCACCTCCGCCACCACCAGCACCAGATCCATTACCACCGTTACCACCACTAGCAAATCCGTTCGAAGAACCAGCGCCACGAGTAAGTCCGTTACCACCACCGCCGCCACCGCCAACATAAACTCTCAGTGTTCCACTATTTGTTTGGTTAACTAAAGCTGTAATTCGTTTTCCTCCAATTCCAGTTCCAGGTGTTGCGGATTCATTACCATCATGACCTGCACCACCACTACCGCCTCTTACTTCAGCAGTCAATGAATCTAGTGGCCAATCATTTGGAATATTATATGCTGTATATTGACCTGCTGCAGTTGGAGTAGTGAATGACTGTGAGACAGTACCAGATCCTGTATACAATGTTCTTGATCCATCTCCACCAGCGCCATTTATTAATGAACTCGTTCCACCCTCTCCACCAGAAGATGGTCCTCCACTTCCACCATCATTAGAGGTATAATATAAATTTACATCTAGAGTTAGTCCACCAGTAAGAGAAACATTGGACAAAGTATTACTAAAATTAGTTGTAGATCCATTTACAGTATATGATCCTGCACCTCCATCGCCGCCAGCACCTCCATTATCACCAGTTGCTCCACCTTCTCCACCAGTAGCAGTAATTCTATAAGTGTTGCCATTGTATGTAAATTGATAATAGCTTTGACCGCCGTTACCACCGCCACCATCTGTAGTAGCACCACCACCACCAGCACCGCCAGCAAAACCACTAATTCCTACAATAGGAAGTTCATCTGCCGCTGGAGCGGGAACAGTGTATGATCCACTCGATCCCTCTTCAACTTTAACTTCAGTTGAAGTGATAGTATTTCCTGGCAATTGAATTTCTTTACCACCAATAGTATACGTGTCATCAATAATATATAATGTTGGAGCTGGAGTTCCAATGGTTGTGGTGACATCTGGTGGTAAATTACCAGCAATCTTATACCCTGTTTCTATCGTAATATCACCAGAACTACCAGTAGCAGTAATGTCTAAAGATGTATTAGTTCTTGCAAGATATTTTGTTTTTGCTAACTTTATTGTATTATCATCTTGTTTTATAACAAACCATGTAGTGTTTACATTGAATCCGTAATTAGTAACTCCATCGCTTAAATTTGCAGATGTTGATTGCGAATTCGCAGATACTCTGATCATATTTCCAGTAAACAATTGATGATTATTGATGGTAATAATATCATTTGTAATGTTTATTGCAGATGAGGCAAATGATTTATATTCTTTTTCTCCAATACCACTAACATTTCCAAAAGTAGAAAGGTTTGGATCAGTAACAACATAATCAACAATACCGTGATTATGAAATAGTTGTCCACCTCCTTCAGGAAGAAAAAATCCAACTTGTCCAGTAGAATCCTTAAATCCAACAGAATGATCATCATTGATAGCGCCAGTTCCCTCAAAAGAAGTTGCACTAGCGGCAGTAGAAGTTAGAATTTGATGTTCATGTTCTGGTACAGTTGAAATTGGTTTTTCTTGCAATGGACCAATTGTAAATGTAACCTCGCCAGTCAGTGATCCACCAACAAATTCTGAGACGTTTGTGTATCCACTAATAACAATATTTCCAATATCATATAATGTCTCCTGTTCTTTTTTAGAAAAATACCATTTTCCTCCCGAAGTTCCAACTGAAGCAATGACATTTCCAGATACAGGAGATCCACCACCAGTAACACCACCACCAGATCCGACTAATTTTCTTGTTTTATAGTCAGGTACTTTAAATGTTACGGCACTACTTGATCCAAAATTTTCAATCTTATAAGTTCCGCCACTTCCGCCGTAATCGTTTTTTATAATATTGAATAGTAACGGATATTCATCGGCATTATATTCAGATCCGTCACAGTATAAAAATCCTGGGTATTGAAAATCAATATCGTCTGCTGTTGGTGATGAAGTTGTAACAATTTCTATTCTACCTAAACCATCACTTCCTGGTTGATTGACATATACAACTTCTCCATCTTGATATCCATACCCAGGATTTTTTATACTACAAAAGTTCAAAGTTCCGTCTAAATTAGCACTAACCCCAACTCTTAAACCAGTTCCTGTAGTAGATGCTAATGTAAAGTTTCCTGAAGAACCTAAATCAGTGACATTGTAATATTTTCCAGCTGTAATATCACCATTACTTCTTGCTAATCTAAAATTATCGTCATCAATTTTATCAACATAAAAAGTAAATCCAGTATCAAATTCTACACCACCTTCACCACTAGTAGACAATATTATATTCAATACAGCTTGAGTAGTAGCACCACCACCGCTGATAGTTATCTGTGGAAATTGATATCCTAGTCCACCATCTAATATAGTTACACCTGTCAGTTCACCAGTAGCTGTATTTACAACAGCAGCTACATTTGCTTGCTTTACTGGTCCACTACCATTATCAGTAATTGAAATAGTAGGACTACTTGTATATCCAGCTCCACCAGTACTTACTTCAATTTCAGCAATAGAACCTCCTAATTTTGTACTGTTAGGCGCTTGCGATGTTTCAATAACAGTAAGTTTATCTCCAGTAATAAATCCATGATCTGTATAAGTTATTGTTTCAGTTGAAACAGAAAAATTTCCAGCGTTTATTTCCAGTGTAATTGGAAGTACTTCAAATCCATTTGGATCACTCAAATTAGTAGTATAACCAGAACCACCACCAGCACCAGATACAACAGAACCAAGTTGCTGAACGACTCCATTATCAGTAACTTTCGAATGATCTGCTTTAAAAATAGGTATAATAGTTCCAATAGGAACATAACTATTTCCTAAAGTTTGAATATCAGATAAGAATCCTTTTCGTGCTGTTCTAGACATTTCTTCTTATACCTTTATTAAAAATTCAACCATTGTAAATGGTGCAATTAGACTATCTATCTTAGAAACATTCTCGGGAGAAATGTTTATACTAGCTTCCATACCATCAGTTGGTACAAAAAGTTCTGGAATATTGATATCGAAATTAGTCGCTCCAAATACATAGGGAATGGTATGTGTATGCTGTGTAGGATCTTCTTGGTATCCAAATGCTTCTGTGCTTACAATAGTATTTGATAGTTGGGGGAAAGCTTGCTGAGCAGAATCATCGACAACAGTATCAAAAGGAAGTACATTATGTAATGATTGGTTATGAGAATATCCAGCAGCTTCAGCAGGATCACCAAAGGTTGTTGATAATACCTCTAATTGAAAAGGACCACTAGAGAGAGCATAACCTTGTGTATCTGGAAAAGTCAAAGTATCACCAGCAGCATATCCAGAACCAGTATCAATCCAAGCAATTATTTTGTATCTTGTATAATTTGGTTCTCCAACACTATCAGGCCACGCCTCAAATCTTATTGAAGCTCGAGCTCCACTTCCACTTCCACCAACTAAATCCACCTCACCAGTGACAAAAGATTCTAAACTAGACCAAAGATTTCCACCATACGTTGTGTATGCCCACTGTCCTATTCCTTTTGTATAATTGTCAGCAGTTACATTTAAATTTTCATATAATGCAAATCCTTGAATTGCTCCACCACTACTTCCTTGAGTAGTTGGAATATTATCAGATCCTACAAAATCTCCACCATCAATGTAATTTGCGCCGAAACCATAAGTCTGAGATGCACATTCCATTTCTACTGTTGTCAGACCTATGTCCAAGATAGTATAAGTTTGAAAACATGGTCCTTCTGGAGTAGTATTCAGATTTAATGTGTTACCTTGTGGAACAAGGCAACTACCGTCATATGTACTACATGAACCTTTACAAATTCCATAGTACTCAAATGTAGCACCAGTTCCTAGAAATTGTCCACTAGAAATATAATTGTCGTCATTCCAAACTTCAGACTGTGCATAAAAAAGACATGCTGGTTGTTCATCTGTTGCATCATACCAATTTTGAACACCAATTGTTGATGCATTCGTAAAATAATTTAATTCAAAAATATCACTTCCAGCTCTTCTAATAGTTCTACATCTATAAGTGGTAGTGAAGTGAGCGTGTGGAAGAAATCCATTAGCAGCAACTACTTCTTCATCAGGTTTTGTAGGATAAGTAAATCCAACATTATTTCCAACTTTAACAGTCCTTGCAGGAACTCTAAACTGCCCCGTCAATTCAACAACAGCAGTATTTCCAACATTACTAGAAACTTCTACACCAACACCAGACTTTGAAATTGTTTGACCAGCAGCATTTATCACTGTTGCATCATTTATAACACCCTGATCAGAACCAGTTGATGGTTTGATAAACTTAGATCTCAAATCAGGAACTTGAAATTGAGTGTCTAGTAAATCTTGATCTGGTTTTTTGAATGAACAGGTAGAACCTGTACCAAGTACTTCTGCTAAAGCAGGATACAATGCCTCATTGTATACAGAACCATCACATCTAATATAACCTGCTGGCAGCAGTGACTTACTCAATCCAATTAAAGGATCATTGACATCTAACTCTACAGGAAATGCAATAATTGTTCCCGTGGTAGTTCCTATCTTTGTTCTTTCTTGGTTTAGGAAAACTGCCATATTAATAAGCTCTAATAATCATTATGATTGTTTGAGATGGTGTATTATTATCCATAATGACAGTCAATGCATCTGGAATATCAGAAACATTTACAGTATAGGACTGTACATTATTTATTGCGATAGTAGGAGGAACTTTTAGTCCAGCAGCATTCATAGACACATCAAAACTAAAATGATTATGAGTTGCAACCTGAGCATCAGTGAAATCTTGACCAGTATGACTCAGAGTTGTTGGATATGTAGTTGAAACATCACCATTCAAATAATTGGGTCTTCCAAAGATTTCTGTTGGTGGTGGAAAAACACCAGTATGCTGCTTCATATGGTGATTGTAATTGTATGTGTCTTGAAATGAATCAGTAAAAGCACCTGTAGATGGTATTGTTCTTGTTAGTCCAGCAGCAGGAACTTGATCTTGGGTAAATGATTTTGTTTCATCTGTCAAAACTAACACATTTTCATCATAATATGTAATTGCACCAAATCCATTTCTCCACGTATCTGGACTATCTGTACTTGAAACTCCATTCAAGTTTGCAGTTTCGTAGTTTGGAGATCCAGATGTTGCAACAGTTGGAGCTTCAAATACCTGCACATATTTACCACTTGGAAATGCAGTTGTATATTGTCCACTGTGTTTGTGACCAGGAGTATGATCAATTCCAAGTTTTCTACCAATGGTGTAATATGTTTTAGACCATGTAGGATCATTCAAAGTTATATCTTTAATTTTTCCTGCCATTGCATTGTTATTATCCATATCAAACAATAGATTAGTATCAGCAGTCCAAATAGTAGGAGGAGTAACTCCAGTTCCATCTTCGGAAATGTATTCACCAATAATATCCTCAGCATCAGATTGACCATGCTGATACTTTGATTCTTGAAGCATTTCTAGTTCAAGATCAACCATTGCTCTATTGTTTAGATTTGGTACTCTAAACACATCAGCATCTTCATAGTCTGGAAAATTTCCAACAATAGAGTCATCTTCTGGACCATAAGTATTTCCCAACATTGATGCAAGAAGAGGATAATTATTGCATGGATGAGTTTGTCCATTGCAAACTAACCAACCACGGGGAATACCACTCGGATTGTTTCCTGTTATCGATGAAGTTCCACCCCATGGCATAATAGTGCCAATGGGGGCATTCTTCATTTCTTTTAGTCTATTGTAAAAAGCCATTAGAGTTCAGTCAACCACCAACCTTGGTATGCAGCAGGTATAAAGTTATCTCCATCACTTTGACCAACATAAATCAATCCAAAGGATGCATTTTTGTTTTGAACTACCAATTCACCAGATGCATATGGAGATGATAATCCTCCTAATTTAGTTCCTTCAATGTCACCTTGAACTGGAACTGGTTCACCACCAACAATTGGAGCACGAATAACAAGAGAATTGTTGTATGTCAATTCTCCACCAACTTCAGTAAATCTAATAATGTCTCCAGTTACAGCATTATCTGGTAGTGTTAGAACGAGAGCACCTGTAGAAGGAGCAACCTGCACAATATAATTTATATTAACTTCAACAGTTCCATTTGAATTGATAAACTTAGCAATGTGACCACCATTTTTATTCTTATATCCTATCTTGCCAAATGCATCAATCGATCTGTCTTGATTGACAGTAAATGTGCTATCACCATTTTCACCTAGATTCCTTACGTTTAGAATCTCTTGTTCTGCAGTTGGGTTGGCAGACGCAACACCAGCAACATCAAGTAAACGTCCAACAAATGTATCACCTGTATTCGAATCAACTTGGAATGTTGGTGTATATTCCTTGTTAGTAAACTGAATTGAGTTAGGATCCTCAACACACTGTGATGGGAAGATCCTCAGCTGACCACTAATATCAGTACCAGCATAAATTGTTAGCAGACCAGCTTCGAAGTGGTGTTCTTCGTTGTTAACCAATTTCAGGATAGGTACTTCATTATCAGTACCCATGACAGTAAAGTTAGAACCAATAAAGTTTACATCATCATAAACATCTAACTTACCATGATGATAGTTGGTCTTGACGAGTTTAGTGCCTCCATCATTAGTTACAGTATTGTCTACTTCTAGATATTCATTACCAATAATGAGGAAGTATTCACGATCTAGGAAGAATGGAACAAGATCACTATTTTCAAGTCCAACCGTAATAGTTGTATCAGCACCTGTTGCATCAAGATCTTGAGTTAGGACAGTCTGTTCTCTCAAGAGAACTCTGAAAACAGTCTCACCATCTTGATGAGTAGTAGCTGATTTTTCACCATCACTAGTACCAATGTACTGGGAAACGTCATCATTTCTAATAACAGGCAGATTGCCTGCAGGCGATGTGGTGATTGTTGGAGTTCCACTGATATACATCAATTCTGGAGTTTCAGTTCCGTATCCAACAAGAATAAAATCACCTTGTTCAAAATCACTAATATCATCAACTGGCAAAGAAGTAGCAGTTGCTGTTACTCCCGAAACACTATTAACAAATGTTGTTGCGATATCATTATCAACTTTTGGATCTTTGAGGAATACTAATACTCGATCACCAACAGAATGTGATTGAAGCGTACTACCCCACTGAGATCTCTTAGCATAAACTTCACCATATGGATTACCAAGAGTAGTGTCACCAGTGCAGGTATCAACATTGAATACTGTTCTTACATCATCAGTAATAGTGAAGTTATCATTTCTTGAAGCTTCAAGTTGAGCACCTTCCGCAGTTCCATTTCCACCAAAATTGACATTTAGAGTAACAGTAGTTGTAGTTCCAGTTGCTATACTGATAATTTGTGGATCAGTAAATCTAACTTTTCCAGAATCTGTAGGGAATTGATTTTGTTGTAATGTTACAGATCCGTTGTTTCCAGTCAGTCTAACAAAATCACCAACTTCCAATCCACTAGAATCATTTACAAGATTAATAGTATTAGTTTCTGCTTGGATATTTCCAGTAAAGTTAAAGATTGATGCGGTCTTACATCCACCATTGATTCTCAATGTTTGACCAAGGGTTACATCACCTTTGATTGTAGTGTCACCAGTAGTAGAATCAACAACAAATACATCATTCGCTTCATCATCACAATCAGTTCCATCAGAAATTCTGAATTTCTGTGTTAGTAGTTCTAATGTTTCATCAACTTTGATAAATTCACCAGATGCACCTGTGTCATCATTTCTGCTAACAATAATATAATCATTTTCAGTTAGAGATCCGCCAAATTCTGCAAGGTATACATCATCAAATTCTCCAGTAGCATCAAGTGATTGCTCTAACCAACTAGCATCAAACTGAACATTGACTTTATAAATTGAAGTTGTATCAGGATGATTTGTTAGAGTATTTGGAGAGAAATTGCCAAATGGTCTCCTCTTGACTTTCAAGAAATAAGGAGCAGTAGACCTAGAAACTTCAATAATTTGTACAATTTCTGGGTGTGCAGTCTCAGCATCCCAATTACCAACGATAGGTGAATCAATAATAATATAATCGTTTTCTCCTAAGTATTGCAGTCCAGTAGAAAGGAAAGGACTGTTCTTGATTGGTAGATAGAATTCATCTGGATCAGTTAGAGCAGGAAGAATCTGTGGTTCATCGATGCTAATTGGATTTGCCTCAGTTCCTTTTTGTCCCTGGTAGAAAGATCCACCCCAAGTGCCAGCACCAGCAGTATCAACTGCGTTATATCCGTCATCTCCTGGTTGTAAGACAAGGACATTTAGAATGTCAACGTTTTGTGTGAACGTTCCATCCAGATTGACACCATCTTGATGTGCAACATCATCGCTACCCATTCTCTTTCTTTGACCAGAGAACGAGAAGGACGCTGTACCACCACAAATTTGAACTGATGCATCAAACTTCGCAGATGCAACAACCAACAGTTTGTTATTGACAGTTGTAGTTCCACCTTGACCTGCAATATTAACTTCAGAAGCGTTAGTAGCAAAGTTGACTGTTGAAGGACCACCAGAGTTAGAGAAGAGATTAATAAGACTTGCCTGAGATCTTAGATTCGCCTGTCCCTGTTGACGACGGAATCCTAACCATTGGTCACCATCAACTCTAAATGATTGAGTATGTACTACTGTATAAGATAGACTTTCGTTGATGTTGCCAAATGCACCACCAATTTCAATCTTACTGATTCCAGTTCCAGTAGTTTCAATACTACCATCAGCAGCAACAACAGCACTATCGGGGGTTTTGCCTATCCAGATATTACTATGATTTGATGCACTACCCAAGTAGAAGAACTGATCTTCAGTTACATTGTTGCCAAGATAGAATGCGTTGCTCTGAGCATTATTGCCGATGTATATATTTTGCTGTGTAGATCCACTATAAGTATCAGCAATATTCAATTCTATTGCTTCATTTACAAAATCTACATCAGTTGCACTATTTGCTAGACTTAGAACATCTGCACTGTTTGCTATGTTTAGAGTGCCAACAAATCCAGTATCATTGATGAAGTTGAATGTACCAGTTGTACTATCAGTTCTTACTTCTGCTGTAGTTCCATCACCATGAATTTCAATATCACGCTCAAAACGTACATCTTCAGTAAATCTTGAATCACCCTTGACTACAAATGCTCTATCAAGTTCAGCATTAGTTACATTAATACCAACCTTGTTCTCATTATCTCCTCTACCAGACTCAGTAATTGCTACAGTTTCAGTAGAAACACGGAGTGCTGCTTGTGCATTGTCAATATTGAGACTGGTATTTGTAGTTGTATCATCCCAACCAACGACTAAAGCATCAGAAATTCTATTCTGTTCCCTATCATCATATGTCTCATGATCCAACCAATCATTAGTTGTACGACCACTAATGTAGGCATTACCAACAACATCTAAGTTAGCACGAGGATCAGTAGTAGCATTATTTTGGAATGCATCTAGATATGCAACATGTGGTGCTCTAGCAAGGGTATTGATACCCAACTTGAATGTACCAAAAGATCCAGAATCAGTTCTAATTGCTTCAGAACCAATTACACCAAATTCTTTCCAGTTAGATACAGAGAATGATACTTGTGCATTTGGTGAAGGATTGGTAGCATCTTGTAGGAAGTTAGACCAAGATCCCCATGGAGATTGAGAAGTATCAAATGCAGGAATGAGATTTCCATCTCTTGGAATAATTTGGAAATAAAGTACATTACTATTTGCATCAAATAGATAACTTCCTCCATTCAGGATAGTCCAGTTTCCATTCAACTGAACATTATAAAGAATATTTGACAATCTTATCTCAGAATTAGAAGCGATTTCTAAATTCTGTAAGGTTTCAGTAAATACTAACTTACCAATGTTTACATTTTGGTCAATTAGAACTTCAAAATTCTGAATAACGTTGTTTGGAATATCAGTGAATATATTTGAATAAATCCATCCCAAAGATCCAGACTTATTAACAGAACCACCCTTGAATAGCATGTCACCTGTATCAGGTAACACTCCACCAGATACATTTAGAACACTGTTTTCATAGCTAACAATTCCACCATATGCCTGATATTGTTCAGATGGGGAAATTGATGATGCTATATCTTGATTTGGAGTTGTGTTATTTGCTGTACCATTTGGAGCACTGATAAAGAACTTGTATCCTTGACCATCTCCTCTCTTATTCAGAGAGAATATAGCAGAATCAACTCTGTTTTTACCTAGTCTAATATCTCCACTAGTATTAGGGAAATAATTATCTCTAGATAAAGTAACGTCTTGATTCAATCCAGTAACAGGATCAATTTCACTAACAATAGACTGAATTACTAATGGTGAAGATTGATTTGTTAGTTGTACATCAGGTACGTTGACTAGAATTGGTGAGTTGAAATTGTTAACCAAATCACCATCGTCGCCACCTACAACTGTAATATTTTGATTGAATGTTACAGGAGTATCAAACGTGCTTACCAGTCCACCAATAACATCATTTTGATCTCCATCATCGGCAAGTTCTGCTCTATCGATGAAGGTTTCTTCGCCAGTAATAGCGTTGATTCTTCTGTTACCGATATAGAGGTCACCCTGTGAGTTGATACCCGTATAGAAGACGATACCAGCGTCTTGTTTCTTACTTTGGGCATAGAAGTCCTCTTCGGGTTCCAAGACGATCTCCTGACGCGCTGGGAGACCTGTGGAGTAGTTACCAGGACCGAAACCAAGGTATTCAAACGTATGGTTTCCAGCACGAGCAATAGATGGTCTACGAAGTTCAACGTAGTAACGCTGATCTGTAACAACTGTGTTATCACCAGCAATAGGAATGCGACGATCTTCCGAACCAGAAGTTGCGTTACCTAATTGTGCTTCAATTACATTCTCATTTGTAAATGTGCTCTCGATGAAAGCAGGTTGCTTGAGAAGGTCAATAACAAGTTCTTTGGTTACAGAGTTCTTGGTGTCGTTGACAGTAACCTTACCATGAATATAGTTATCAGCAGCAGAGAATGATTGAGGTGGATCAATTAACTGAGAGTAATAGTTCTTCTCTGCTTCTGAAGTACCATTTTTAGTAAACCAGAGAGGATCATTTCTGTAGTTGAGAGGATAAAGTTTACCTACAGGTTGAGAGAACTTGAATTTACGGAAGTTAGTAGATACACCAGCACCAGTTGGATATGGAGAGATATTACCACGTAAGCAAGTTAGATAGTAAATACCATCTTGCTGACCAGGAATGCGTCTTTGTAGTTCAGCACTATCAAAGATGTAGAAGGTATCTTCAATGACACCAACATCATTGACAGATTCAACGTAATATTCAATACCAGCACTATCCTGAATAGTATCACCAGGAGTAATGGTATAAACGTTAGCGCCGTTTTGCTTGTAATAATACTCTGGGAAATTTTTTCTGATATGTGTCTTCAGAGGTAGCGATTTGCCCATATCCTGGTCTTCCAGCATATCAGCAAAGACATTGCCCTGAGTAAATCTAGTGCTAGTAAATTCACTGTACTCTAAGGAATTGATGCCCTTAGGACCATTGATACCCTTGATAATTAAGTAGTGATCTCCACCAACATTGAAGTATCCGTGAATATATGCAGATCCTTCAGTGTTTCCAGAGAAAGAAACAGCATTATTGACAGAATTTGCAGTCTTATCTACTACAAATGATCCACCTTGAGGAGCATTAATCTTGATAGTAGTAAGAATTTCGTTTCTTAGACCAGGATAGTTGACAGTATCAATACCATGATCAAAGACAGTCAACTCCAAGTAACTAATAGAGGGATTTAGAGCATCTTCAACGTAACGACCAGATTGAATAGTAGCAGCAACACCAGAGTTGAATCTTGCAATTGCTTTATAATCTATGTCTTGATCTTGACCAGTTGTTGGTCTTCTATATGGATCATATCTTTCTTCTAAATCTAGGTTGTCATCACTATCGAATTGACTAATGGTGTATCCAATAAATTCTGTAGCTTGTTCTGGGTTTGCAAATCTTGCTCCATAAACATTACCTACAACAGGTTTGAGTAGAATCTTCTGAGGTACTAATCTACGAGTATCGTCAGTTCTAGTCTTGATAACGAATCCATTGATAGGATCTCTTGCGTTCTCAAGATACTTAGGAATAACATAACGTAGTTTGTATGTTCTATCATCTGCTTCACGAACATCATTGACACGCTCATACCACGTATCAGTTGTAGTAGGTTTGCTAGCATAATCACTCTGGAATAATCTGTAGAAGATCTTATCATATTTTTCTGCTTCAGACTGTGCAGAATTGATTTCATCAACACACTGTATGTACCACTTACCATTATCAGTGTCACTTGCTTGGAATGTTGGATCAAACTTCAGAGGAACACGCTTCTTGTTTGATAGAACTCTAAACTTAGCTAAGTTTGAAACAACAAAGGTAATTGGAAGAATATTATTCTGTGCCTGAGATTCAGTCTTGTGAATAGTAAAGGTCTTATTGTCTTGATAACGAACAAAGAATTCCTTATTTGGATTAATTCTACCAGCAAGAGTTCCAGATGTAATTGCAACATCAGGATCTGCTTGATAGGTATTATCAAGCAGTGGAAGTTCTCCACCAGAAATTGCTCTAAAGAATACTTTCTGTGGTGTAGTAGATGGGTTTGGAATATCAAACACATGAGAAACATCCGACTGGATACCACCAACCGTAGTAGAACTCAATGTACAGGTATAATTGATTAGATCATAACTTTCATCAAGAACGAATTGATAGATATCAATTTCAACATCAGGATCAATTCTTTCAGTTTCTGCCGCATAGATGTAGATACCAGCAGCAGCATTTTCTGGTGAAGTAGCAAGCATCAACTTGGTTTGATCTGTTCCATCAAACTCTAGACCAGGATCAGCATAATTTACTGGTTGAGTTGCTCTACCAGGAGCAATGACATAATATGTTTCATTAGTATCAAATCCTTTAGGAAGTCTAACAAGACGCTTGTCAACATCAACATACTTATTGAGTGTTGCGTCAAAACGAGGACGTGGTACAAGTCTTACGGGTGTACCAGTAGCAAAGTTGTGGGCATTAGTTTGACCATCACCAGTGATGTCAATAGAGAATACAGTTGCTCTAGAAGCAAGTAATGCAGTGTTGAATGTAGGTTCTACTCTATCTACAGTAGGAACTACATTACCTTGTCCATCAACCTGAGTCAATCCACTATTGATAATAGTAGTAATGTTATCAGTCAACTGTAGAATTGCTCCTGCAGTTGATGCACACTCACGCTGTGTAGATGAAACAGTGGTATCTTGAATTACATCTGGGCTAGATGACTCAGAACCTACAATTACAGTCTCAGGAAGAGTATCTGCCCAAGCACCTTTCTCGAAAGCAAAGTATAGTTCAGTACTAGTGCTTGTTTGTCCAGCATTTATATTATTACCAGTCTCTAGACGAGATCCTTCTACACCAATTTCAATTCTTGTGGAATCAATAATGCTCTTGACATATGTTCCATCAGGAATATTAGTGGTAATTTGCTGCAGTGCATATGGAGTGTAGTTTGGATTATCAGCATTTTCTCTAAGTTGTACTTCTGCAGTCTGAAGAAGACCATTGACGTAAGCAGGTGCAGAAGTAATAGTGTTATCATATTCTTTGACACTCATGCCAATTAGAATACCACTAGTATCATTGACATCAATGATTGCAGAGGCAGCAACATTTCTAGTTCCACCGTCTGGCGTTGGAATACTTACAAGAGATGCAGAATCTGTAGTCGTGCAATTATATGCAAGGAAGTCAAAGTTACGCATTGCTGCGATTGCCATTTGACCAACATAGTTCCAAGCGTCAAGAGTCTCAGTCTTCTCTCCATCAATATACTCTAGTTGGTTACCAACAAAGTATGCTTCACCAGCTTGGATGCTATTAATATTACCACCATACTTGAGGTCATTAGCAATAGCATCAACAATGTAAGCAACGTCTCTAAAGCACTTAGAAGACTCTGCATTAGTGATAAAGTCTCCGTTGTTTACAACAGGTAGTCCTTCAAGAGAAGCGGTTGAGATGGCGTCTGTGAGGATATCAAATAGGTTCTCAATCGAAGAACGAACGTTAGCACAATCCCAGTTACCATTGCTGAGAGTTGGCAATACATCCAAATCTCCAGCATATAGAGCATCACAAACAATACCGATTAGAGTATCGATTGTTGCTAGAACATCTGAGCAATTGCCCAACTCATAAGTAGTTGGTTGTGAAGGAGCGACTCTAGTAACACCAGATAGATTACCAACGCCAGCATCAGATCCAATTGCTTGGATAATAAGATCCATAAGAGTATCTACAGCTGCAACTGCAGATCCACACTGTGGTAGTGGTGCAAAGTCATCATCCCAGTCATCAACAATAGTATTATCAAATTTCTGAGTTAGAGTGTTACCAGCAGAAACTGTAACTGCTTCGTTCCTGATGCACTGAATTGCAATTGCTTTTGCTTCAGTAAAGACTCTTGCTGCTTCATCACGTTCAGCATCAATAAATGTCTCAACTGCATTACCATTGAATGTGTTAGTAACATAGACGTTAGCAGCATCATATGACTTAGAGTTTCCACCATACTTAACATCCCACATTACCTCTGCAAGAACGTCATAAACATCATCTAAACAATCTTGCTTGGTATTATCTTGCTGTGGTGTGTAAGAAGGATATGCAACTAGCATACGCTGATATGCTTCCTCTGCAATAAACTCTTTGTTGTCTAGGACAAGGTTGTATGCATCAGCATGAATGTCAGCAACAACAGAAGGATCACCAACTGCATCTAGAGTTAGACCAAGATCTCTTTGATAATACTGGTTGTTGACTGCACGGTTCATTAGATCAGCAGCACGTTTGAATGCAGTGATCGAAGGACCAACTTCATTGTCAACACCATTGCTGATTAGAGCATTGTTGTTGAAGTATTCCTTAGTTGCAGCGATTGTATACTCGTTACCACCAAACCAGAGATCCTGTGCAACAGCATCAACAATGTGACCGATATCTCTACGGCACTTAGTCTCGCCAGTGAGGAATGAACCAGCGTTTTCAACAGGTAGGTTGTTGAGGTTACCATCAGTGATTGCATCAGTAGCAATGGCAGCGAGAGTAGCAATGGCATCACGAACATTAGTACAAGAGTTAGGATCTTGATTGTCGCCAGTTACTGGGTCAGCAGTTACTGTGAGATCCCTATCATAGAGTTGGTTAGTAACTGCTTGCTGCATAAATGCCGAAGCTTCATTGAATGCAGTAACGCTTTCTGCTTCTTCACCAACTAGACCGTTGCTAATAGGTGCATTACCATCAAAGTATTGCTGAACAAATGTTCTGGTGTGCTTGTTACCACCAGCAAAGAGGTCAACAGATACAGCATCAATGAAGTAACCGATGTCACGACCACACTTCTCCATACCAGCAGGAGCAGATCCCTTGTTTAATTCAAGTGGCAAATTACTTTCAAGATCACCACTAGAAACAATAGTAGTAACAATACCAGCTAGCGTATCAATAGAATTTTGAACATCAATGCAGTTCAATTCATATTGATTTCCTTGGTTAGGACCAGGATCAGCAGTGATAGTCAGATCCTTATCATATAATTGGTTTGTAATTGCTTGCTTCATTACTGTAGCAGCATGATTGAAAGCAGTAACACTCTCTGCTGTCTCACCTACAAGACCATTACTGATAGGATCATTATTTACATCAAAGTATTCAGCGGCAAATCTATATGAGTACTCATTACCGCGAATGAACAAGTCAAGTGCTACAGCATCAACAAAGTATCCAATGTCTCTGCGGCACTTTAGTTCACCAACTTCACTAGTATAAGGAGTCTCAGGAACTAAACCAGTCAAATTGCCAGCGGCAATTACATCAGTAACGATAAGTGTTAGAGAATCAATTGCATCACGAACATTAGTACAAGATGCTGGATCAATATTAGAACCAGTAACAGGATCTGCAGTGATTGATAAATCTTGAACAGACAACTGGTTAGTAATTGCTTGCTTCATGAGGTCTCTTGCCTCTTGGAAAGCAACAATACTTTCAGTTTCTTCACCAACTAAACCATTCGTAATTGGTGCTCCACTCTCATTGAAGTACATGGAGACAAACTTACGCGCATACTTGTTACCACCCATGAAGATATCAAGGGAGACAGCATCAACAAAGTATCCAATGTCACGCTTACACTTAAATTCTGTTCCAGCAACACCAGGATATACAGCAACCATGTTGGTCCATGCTGTATCAATAACTTCAGTTCTGTTCTGCTGGATTAGTCTATAGGAGTCAGCAAATCTAGATGTAGAAGTAGTCTGTGCATCACCAGGGAAGTAGAAGTCAGGATGTGCAATAGCAATCTGCGCTAAAGCACGGTCTTGAATCTCGTCCTTATTCTTCTGAATGAGGCGATATGAATCATAGAAACGTGAATCATCCGTAGTCTGAGCATCGCCTGGGAAGTAGAAATCAGGATGATCAAAAGCAATCTTAGCAAGTGCTCTATCCTTGATCTCCTTGCTGTTGCGACGAATCATTCTGAACGCATCAGCAAAGCGAGACTCTGCATTCGTCTGTGTATCACCAGGAATGTAGAAGTCTGGATGATAAACAGCAACTTCTGCTAGTGCTGCATCAAGGATAAACTCACGGTTAGCAACAATACGATTGCGAGCATCCTTATAACGTCCAGCAGGATCTTGCTTATTGGCAGCATCAACAGTAACACCTTCGCTGTTGAGTCCTAAAGCAGCAGAACCAGTGCTACCAGCTACAATACCATAAGGAGATAGGATGCTAGGATCTTCTGGATCATATAAAGTTGATGTTACATCAAGAAGATTAGCAATTGCTTTCTTACAAAGATCTCTTGCTCTATTGAATGCAAATACAGCTGGTTGCTCTTCACCAACTAGACCATTGTCAATTAGATCACCGTTAGCATCAAAGTATTCTTTAGTTGCTTCAATAACGTTTTTATTGCCACCATCTCTTAAATCTTCTGCAACAGCATCAACAATGTAACCAATGTCACGCTTGCACTTCTCGCCAAATGTATTTCCATTGTCACCATCATAGTTGGGGAAAGTCTCCAACATAGAAGCATATGCATCGTCAACAATTTGCTGGCGATTGTTTAGAATTAGATTGCGAGCATCAAAATAACGACCAGCAGCAGGATCTAGTGAAGGATTGACATATGAAATGTTCTGGAGTCTTGGATACTTCTCTAAGATATAACCAAAGATCTCTTCTTGAATCATGCGACGGTTGCTTTCAATTAGATTAGCAGCGTCTATATTATTGTTATTGATGACAAACTCAGCATCACCACTTGGATTTAGAACTGAACCTTTCGCAATGTACTTGACAAAACCCGTTGGTTCTAGTGTTGCCTGATACTCAGTAATATCATTCTTAGAATCTAGTTTGACATAGAGTTTGTCTCCAGTCTTAGCACCAACTCTATATCCGTCAATAGTAGCAGCAGGACGTGATAGTGGATTGTCTAGATCTGTACCGCCAAGATATAATTTTGTTGCGTTATCACCATCCTGTCTAGTTCCCTGTACATCAATAGTATAATAGAGAACTTTTTCTGTGTTTGTTTCATCCTCAACTACTTTCTGAGGAGGAATGATATCAGTAATATAACCTGCTTTATCTTGGTTAAAGGAGAATCCTTTGAAACCAATAGCATGTAGTGAGGTATTACCGAAGTTAGAGTTAGAGTTGGTGATCGACATGTCACCACCTGACTCCATCAGGAAGTGATCAGCGAAACCAACAGCGAAGATCGAAACGTTCTGGATGAATGCATCTTCAGAAGCGCGGACGTGGAAGTTTCTCCAGTCATCCTTCCAGTAAGAATCACCCTTAGCGTGATAAGGAACCGTAGCAAATGCGTCAACTAGTGATGCTTGGTTCCAAGTGTTTGCGTATTCGTCGTAACGGATGAATGCTCTGTCGTCTCTCTGGAGTGAAACACCCGTATACTGCGCGATAACCATGGATTTGAATCCAGTGGCTTTCAAACCATTCGCCCAAATTCCGCAAATACCCCAAACCGAACGGATTGAGACGTTGAAAACATAAGGAGATGCGGACTCAACAGAGTCAACTTCCGCTAGAACTTGCGCGTTCTGACCTACAGCAGGAGAAGTATCTACACTATATGTCGATCCAGATGTTAGTCCGTTACCAATACCAGCAACAACAAAAGGAACACGATAGGTGAACTTACGTGGATCATCAGAGATACTATAGATTCCCCAGAATCCTTCAATCTCTTCATCAATTTCTGTGCCAGAAATAGCAACAAACTGACCAGCAAAGTATCCGTGGTCAACCTTTGTTGTTACCTCAATTTCAGAACTAGAAGAACCAGGAATGTCAGTAAATTTAAGTGACTCAATTACTCTGGAGTCAGACAGAGGACCAACGATTCTGTTCTCTTGAACATTAAAATCGAAATCATAAATTGTTGTTCCACTAGAAGTCTGAGTAAAATCTTCAATCGTTGGTTGATAATTCGAGAATGCCTTAGCAACTTTTCTGTAGAAAAGTTGTAGTTCTTCCTTATCGGAATACTCGAATACAGTTAGTTTGTGGTGAGAGAAGTTAGGTGCTGCCTTCTTCGTGAAATCATATGGATCATAGTATACTTCACCAGATCCTGTTGTAGGATTGTAAAGAGGGGATTCTGCAGTAGTCTGACCATCCTTGATGGTAAACTGCCAGAAGTAACAACCACCAGTTACGTTGAAGATGGCAGAGCGAGGATATGTAACCGAAGATGGTTCAGGAACATAGAGAGGACGAACAGTTGTTCTTCTGAGGTCATAACCTACAAGAGAAGAACCACGAGGGATGATAGCACCACCCTCAGTGTTGTTGAACTTGTAGAAAATATTGTTTGGATCAGAAATATCCAGAATAGGATCTTCACCCCAAGAATTCAATACTTGATTAAATTCGAATTCATCAATACCATCAGTATCAACTAGACCAGGACGGTTATCAATATAGTGAATACCAGGCATCAGCATGATGCTGAACTGGTCAAATCTATCATTAGATGGACCAGGGGTATAAGAATACCTTGCAATTTCTAGGAAAGCACGCTGGATGCTTTTGAATGGTGTAACAGGTGAGTTACCTCTATTAGATAACGAATCTGTTGCGTTGAAGTCATCAGGAGAAACATAAAGATACTTACCAGTTTTGCTGCTGATAAGGTTATCCAGACGTGTTAATGGCATGATTATTCTGACCTTGCAGTATAAAATTTATCCTCGGATTTATTTATACACCAGGACGATAACGATCTCCTAAGATAAGTATTTTGACTATTTCCTTACAACAAAGATAAATGTATCCGAATTGTTCGGACCATGTACAGTCACCTTTCATAACTCCTCCACCTGGGCTCGAACCAGGGACATGGTGATTAACAGTCACCCGCTCTACCGACTGAGCTATAGAGGAATGATTCGCTATTCGCAAATAGCGAATGGAGAATAGGAGACTCGAACTCCTGACAGCCTGCTTGCAAAGCAGGTGCTCTACCAACTGAGCTAATTCCCCTGGAGCCACAAGTCGGACTTGAACCGACGACCTACGGTTTACAAAACCGTTGCTCTATCCAGCTGAGCTATAGTGGCATACGGGACTGAAGGGACTTGAACCCTCGACTTCCTGCGTGACAGGCAGGCGCTCTAACCGACTGAGCTACAACCCCATACGTTGAAACTTGAATGCTCCGTAATCAGAGCCCCAAATTTTTTGATTGGTTTCGGCATGAAGACCACGATCAACAACCTGATATTCTGTCTCATTCAACAGAACTTGATTTTGAACGTAAGTCTTCACACCTTGCCATTCGACCCAACATTCACACGTAGATGTACCACCTTCATATGTGTTGTGACCAGTCTGTTTCATAATAATATCACATCCTTCACGGTATGTCAAGATGTCATCAGTAATCTGGTCTAAATTCTTGCACTCAGCAAATTGCCTAGCGTCTTTGATTTCATAATTTTTGAGTCGGAACTGTCCCTTCTCAGCGACTACTTCAATCACGAATTGTCGATATGGTCTTGCTTTGAGATAATTATATGCTTGTTCGCCATAGATACGATTCTCAGAAATTTTCCGATGATTTACCCAGATATGTGCATAACGAGTTGGATGTCCTTGAGCTTGACGCTTATTAGAAAATGATCCTACAAGGAGTTCAAGAAACTGGTTCATCTGGTAAAATTTCTGGATTAACGAGGTCTAATTCAAACAGCACTGGATGACATTCCTCAGCAATCAAATAATCTGAATATCTAAAAATATCCTCAAGAGTATATTCTATACTCAATGCTGCTTCGGAAAGAATCCATTTATCTTCTTTTTGTTCTCTTTCAAGAACATCAAAAGCAAATGGAATACTTTCAATAAAATACATTAGAACTGGTTCATTGTCAACAAAGACATGCTTCCTGCTAATTGTATACTTGAAAGTTTGAGACATTTGCTTTTGTCAGGGTTTCCTGGTAATACTATTTACACAGGAATAGGACGAGAGGGACTTGAACCCTCACGATTGTAATAATCAACAGATTTTAAGTCTGGTGTGTCTACCAATTCCACCACCGTCCCTAGGTGCTCCTTGCGTGGATCGAACACGCCTCAGGCGAATTATGAGTTCGCTGCATTCACCAGATTGCTAAAGGAGCGATGCTTCTGCGGGGAATTGAACCCCGTTCACACCGTTATAAGCAGTGGGCCTTAACCAATAGGCGACAGAAGCTTCTTCTTCAACGCTTGGCGTCTTGCTTTTGCTTGGCGCAATGCTTGAGGTTTTAGACGACGCTTCTGGTCTTTCTTGGAGTGATGTTGCCAGTTGGGCGTCGTCATTGGTTTGCCTCAGTACCTAGTAATTATAGCACACTATGTAGGTCTTGTGGGAGGTGCAGACAGTTTCGTGATTGACTGCTGTTTGATGAATGCCTTGAGCTCAGGTGTCTCATCCCATTCCCAAATCTCTTCATGACCTTTGCTGTCAATCTTCTTGTACGTTTTCTTCATTAGTAATCTCCTCTAGTTTATCCATTATACCATCAAATGAACCAATATGCTCAATCTCTGAGATGAGACCAGCAATTTGTTTACATACAACGGGTCGTTCTCCTCTTGCAGCAAACGCTAGAGCGTTGCGAAGACTTCTAGAAGCTTCTTCTAGACTATCTTCTACTTGTTTTCCTAAAGCCATTACCTTTCTGAAACTCGAACAGTGTTATTCTACTGAGTTTCTGAGGTTTTGTCAATCCTCAAAGAATTTGAATATTCCTGTCCAGATTGCGTGAAAGAATACGTATAGAAAGAATGTATCTGAAGCATCTTTCTTTGCTTTCTTTTTGTAAGTTGAAGCAGCCATAGTAACAATCAGTAAATCATCGTTACTATTTAACAACTTTATAAGAACATCCCCTTATCACTCATGTACTTGAGAGTTTCCTTCAAATTACCACGGTGGTCTAGACCAATTGCAATCTGTGGATACTCTGCTTCGTCGCCAAATTCTGCTTTGAATTGTTTGTGGGTAAAATCAAGACCAAGTTTGAACTCTCTTACATCTTGATCACATGCTTCAAGAACCATCTTTGCTCTTTCTGATTCTTGACCACCGTTTCCATACACTAGTGCTTGAATCAATCTCTTTGCCTCCAATCATCAGGTTTGTCTTGTTTGAACCAGTCAACGATCTCATCCGCACTAGAGAACCCTGTGCGGTGATTTGAGGGGTCTGGATCACCTAGACCCATCTTATTCATGAAATCGTCCATAGTGCCCTCCTGGATGTCTCCTGCCGCTTGTCTGCGTGCTTTGTTCAACCAGTCGCGTGCTGTTGTGTATCTCTGAGCAAGTTTGTCTGCCCAGATCATGTCTTCTAACTTTACTTCCTCTTTATTAGCAATACGCTTACAGATGAATTCAAGTCTCAAGCGGTATTGTGTCGATAACATAATCGTCCCATCACACCCATATTATTTAGAGACATAAAAAATGGGCACCCGAAGGTGCCCATAAGGGTGTTCCGATTGTAGAGTGTGCCGCACGAAAGACACACTCATATTTATCAGAAGGTGTACTTCAGACCGAATTTGGTGCCGTATCCACGGTCAACACCAGCAACGCCAGAACCAACGAAGGAGACTTCGCCGTATGCGCCGAGGTCATCGGTCAGAGCAACGCCCAGACCTGCCTTACCTGAAGGAACCCAGTCAGAAGCACCACCATCGGGGAGCTTGACAGTAGCACCAGCTTGGATATAGTAAGAAGCATCTTCGCCAAGAGCACCTTCGTAACCAACATGGTTGTCGATAGCAGTGCCACCATAGTTAGAACCAGTCCAACCAGAGTTAGCTTCAACGTTCACATAAGGACCTGCCATAGCAGCGCCAGCGAACAGGGGGGCAGCAGCAGCGGCTGCGAGAACAGATTTGATCATTTGTGTTTCCTCGAAAATTTACTTGCGGAATGGTTACCCGCAGATGATGGATCGGGTTGTCCCGATCGCATGGATTGATTATAGCACATGAA